TACTGCGAAGAAATGGGTATCCATGAATGCATTATCCATGGTTGGGTGTATTGGTGTTGCTAATCTGCTAAATGCAGTGAGATTACATGAAAATGTATCTCCGGGTAATGCTTCGTCTACGTATATTGGTACTAATTGACCGGCATTGAATGTGGTTTTAAGCCCATGACTCCTATCAAATGTTGAACGTTGTATATCGGCATGTGGTACTTCGCTAAACTGATGTTGTTGCGAAGAACCGATTCTTGTATTATATTTGTGAGGGTTTTTCATGGGCATATTATTTCCTTATTTTTTGTTTTTTTTGAATTGTATCACATGTTCATGTGCTTTTGCAAGACATGTGGGTTCTTCCGGTGTTAATTCTCCGGTTGTTGTTTCAAATGTGCCAATTCGCCAAAGCGAATAATCCTCAGGATTTTTGGCTATTTGTGTTTCTTCATTTGCCATATCGGCAAATTGTCTTAACGCTATTGCGTCGTTTTCCAAGCTGTAATCTTGGTGGTATGCTTCAAGAGCTGAATCATATATTGTATATTTACATAGTATCATAGTTTATTCCTTTTATATAAAGCCATTCTGGCTTTGTGTGTTTTCTCTGCTTGTCGCAGAGCCTCGGGTGTGCGTAAATGAGCTGTTTTTTTCATTTCCTTTACGCGACTCTCTTTTATTTGCGCCATATCCTCTGGATATTCTATTTCATATAACCTATCATAATATTTAGGTGGACGCATTTCTTTTCCATTTATATGTATATTGTCTGACGGATAAACGTCATTTTTATGTTTGGCGAACCAGCTCCCCGCTATGCCGGGGCGCCGGCTCATTGTTGAGTATTCCTGTTGTTTTTCTATTATTTCGCCATTTGGTGTAATGATCTCGTAATGTTTTAATCCATTTTCGTTTATTGCGTCTTTTTTTTTGCCATTAATTTTCTTTTGAACATAACCGGCGACGTATGCCGCCGATTGGAATGTAACGTCTCCTATTGAGGAATGTCCTTTTCCCCAAAGTTTGCTTAATGTTTGTGATTGAGTTAGACCTTTTTGTCCTTGTATTGTTTCGCGGTCGCGAAAATTTGTATTAAATAGTATTGCATGATAATGCGGACGGCCGAATTTATCGCCGTATTCACCGCATTGATAATATCTTATTGGTTGGTGCTGATTTGCACCTTTTTTCTTTCTAAGCCTTTTCATAAAGTCTTGAAAGTCTTTTTTTACTAATGTTCCGTGTTCAGGTAAATGTTCATTATCGTATGTTAACGTAATGAATATATTGTTAAGCCATAAACTGGCTTCGTGCATGTTTCTTAACGCCCATTGGCGTGAGTATTCTTGTCTGCATCCAGTACACTGTTTGCAGCTAACGGTTGTTTTAGTTCCGTTTGATTCGTGGAGTTTCCACGTTAGTCCACCGCCTATTTTATTATAAGCGGTTATTGGATGAAAGCATGGCATAGTTGCTCCTTTTTTTATAGTCGGATTCCGCCTCTCATTGGACGTGAACCTCTTAAAGAATTTTTTCTGTGTGTTCTTGCTGCTGTGCGGGAGAACATTCTTTTTGATTTTTTATAGTTCATTTTTCTTGGTCTTCTCATTGTTTCACTCTCCTTAGTTCGTGAGGTTATTTTTACGACTAACCCCTAAAAGGTGTCAGTCGTTACAGTTGTATCAAGTAGACAACTGTTCTGCCGCGTCGGATTCATCCGACTTGCCTGCTGGGAGGGACGTAGTTTCCTCCCCAGCTTGAGTTTGTAAAGCTTGAGCTAAACGCTCGTTTTTAACAGCTAAACCCCATTCTTCCATTTGTGGAAGGTTATCGGGATTTTCTGCAAAATTTAGAAAGCTATGCATTTCATTGTTGAAGGTAGCCTTCACTTGTTCCGGTAATTCTTCAAACAATGTTTTTGCTGTTGCAAGTGTATTTTGCATTTCTTGGAAATCCACGTTTGATACGTCTGCGTATTGTGGGTTTGCGTTTGTTTTTGGCATAATTCCTGTTTCCATGAATTGTGCTAATATCTTATTAATATCACACTGGTCTGTGTGATGTTGTTCCGTGAGACCGTCGTTAAACGTCTCACTATAATCTTCGTTGCCTAAATTGTAGGCTGAACGAAATGTGTTTTTTGGTATGCCTGTGGCTTTTCTTTTAGTCGTCATAGTATACTCCTTGCTTTACTAATTATTTTTGGTAATACCTTTGTTCCAAATTGAACAGTTGGTTGTTCTTTAAATTTGCGTATAAGGTAATTAGTGAAGGTTTCACCTTCTTTTGGTGTTTTAAGTTTTTTACGAACGTCAGATATACTTTGAATATCTTCGTCGTGTTGAAACGCATCTAAACCTAATTCACGATTCATATATTCTGCTAATCGTTGTTCAGCTTTTTTGTCGCCTTTATCTGATAACTTAACTAAGTTATTAATAAATCTAGGTATTATTGCGTTGTAATCAGCTAATTCAGCTTCATGTCTTGCTTTTTTTGCTGAATTAGTAGTCAGACTCGTTTGTGCTTGATTCATACGAGCTGCCATCGCAGATGCTGCTTTATTTCCGACTGGTGCCATTGCACCGGCCGGTGAGCTTGCTTCTTTGCTACCGGCTAGTATCGGATTAATTCCGGCTCGTTTTAAATCCGCCATTCGGCGAGTAACGGCCGTATTGGACATTTCTCGTTGAAAGTCCATTTGTTTTTGTGCCATTGCTGCACTTGCTACGTTTGTATCTTTCTGCCCTTTGTAGCCAAAGATTCCAGAAATTAAATCTCCAAACATTAGAAGTGTGTTCCACCAGGTATGCTGTTTACAGGCATTGGTCTTGTACATCTTAGTTTGAATAGCGAATCAAATATAAATTGAGGTTCGCTTGCTACCGCTAATGTACGTTGTACGTTTGTGTCTGTTACCTGTATCCATGAATCACCAAGTAATGGCAGGCTTGCATATTCCTGTGCATAATGCCATGATTCTAAGGTTCCTGTTGCGTTTGAACGGAATTTGCCAGTTACTGAACTTGGCTTGTATCTATATTCCGCATAACGCTCTTGATAGCCGAACGTTGTTTCGTCGGCTGCACTTCCTTGTGCATATATTTCTTTGTTTTTGACTGCTTGTTCGCCAATCGTTGATAACGTTGGCCAGTAGTAATCATATATTGTTTCTCTACTAAACATTCTGTTCAGTCCTTGCTGGTATGTCAAATCAGTCCTAACCGAAACTACTCCCAGAACCAAATTATGTTCTGTAAATGATTTTGTAAAAGAATGACCGCTTAAAACGGTTGTACCGATAGCGGAAAGATTTCCCTGAGGAGTCGTAGCATCGGTGCTTGACGTTTGTGCGACCGGACTAATATTTACCGGTGAGCTTCCGCCACCCAGATATTCTGGTCGTTGTAATCTAGCGTCAGGGCTAGTTACATTAAAGTGATTTTTTATTACTTCGATATATCTTGAACCGCCTCGGGCTTGTATTTCAAGAAATTTTTGTGTTGCAAATGCTAATCGAAGTTGATTAATTGTTGCTGAAGTAGCATCTGTTAGATCTGTATATAATTTATTATCAGAATCGCCTATATCAGAAGTTATTGCTACATAAGGTGGTGAACCAGTAGCCATTTTATAAGCATCTGTACCTATATTTGGAGCCTCTACAGTTACAATATCATTATTTGTGCCATTAGTATAGATTGGTGCTGTTGTTCCTAATGGTATTGTTACGTCTGCGCCTTTTTGTGGCCATGGTAAGGCTGATGTGAAATAATCGTGTTTTTTTCCTCTATTAAGTAATGCGTAAGTTGTTGTATCATTACCACTTGTTGTGTCTATTGTTTTTGGTGCTTGCAAATTTTCATCTCGGAACCAATCGTTCCAGACGAGCGTATACGCTCGGTGCCATAAAGCACTGAATTCTAAGCCACCTACTTTTGTTGGTATACCAAAGTAATCAGAAAGTGTTCCTTCTGCTTCTCCACTGCCACTTGCAGTTATAGTTGGTGGTACTGGCGCTGAAACTGTAAAGTCAGGTGTTCCGTCTAATCTATCGGGACCAGCTGCTTTATATGTTTTTGTTTCTCCCATAAATTCTTCGAAATCGTCCCAAACTAATCTAATTGGTACTGCGAAGAAATGGGTATCCATGAATGCGTTATCCATAGTTGGGTGTATTGGTGTTGCTAATCTGCTAAATGCAGTTAGATTACATGAAAATGTATCTCCGGGCAATGCTTCGTCTACGTATATTGGTACTAGTTCGCCGGCATTAAAAGTGGTTTTTAGCCCATGACTCCTGTCAAATGTGCTTCGCTGAATATCGGCATGTGGTACTTCGCTAAACTGATGTTGTTGAGCTGATCCGATTCTTGTATTATATTTGTGAGGGTTTTTCATGGGCATGTTATTTCCTTATTTTTTATTTTTTTTGAATTGTAACACATGTTCATGTGCTTTTGCAATACATGTAGGTTCTTCCGGTGTTAGTTCACCGGTTGTTGTTTCAAATGTGCCAATTCGCCAAAGCGAATAATCCTCCGGATTTTTGGCAATTTGTGTTTCTTCATTCGCCATATCGGCGAATTGCCTTAACGCTATTGCGTCGTTTTCCAAGCTGTAGTCTTGGTGATATGCTTCAAGTGCTGAATCATATATTGTATATTTACATAGTATCATAGTTTATTCCTTTTATATAAAGCCATTTTGGCT